CCTGCTCGGCATTTCAACCGCCGTTTCGACAGTCCTCGCGGGCATTTCCGTCAAGAACGCATTAGAGGCATCCGCAGAATCAGCACGAATGCTGACCCAGCTGCAGGTGTCGGCAAAGAACATGGGAATCGACGACGGAGGCATCCAGAAGATACTCAACAAAGCCTCCGCCATTCAGCAAGTGACCATGTACTCGGACGACGCAATGACCGGCGCGGCCGCAGAGCTGGCAACCTACTTCGAGGACGCGGATGCCATCACCAGAATGATGGACGTCGTAATCGACTACGCAGCCGGTATGTCCGGCGGCGTGGAACTCACGACAGAACAGATCGTGGACTACACCACGAACCTCGCCAAGATGACCACAGGAGCCTACGACGCAATGACAAAGAAGGGCTTCGAGGTCACCGACGCGCAGAAGAAGATACTCGAAACCTGCACGGACATGGAAAAGGTCGCAGCCATTGAGAGCATCATCAAAGAGAACTGGGACGGCATGGCGGAAGCCATGTCCAACACCCCGACTGGGCTATTGACGAGACTGAAGAACTCGTGGGGCGACATTTCCGAGATGATCGGAGACAAACTCACCCCCGGCGTAACAAGCCTTTTCAAAATGCTCAACAACAAAATGCCGACCATTTCAAAGCTCATCGAGAAAGGAGCAGACGCAGCCGGAACGTGGCTGGAGGAATTCATGCCATCGCTCGAAGACTGGATCGACAGCGCACTCGAATGGGTGGACAACTTCGGAAAGAGGGTCAGCGAGGTCTTCAACAGCAGCGAATTCAAAAACGCTGACTTTTTCGGCAAGGTGAAAATCGCATGGAACAAGATCATAGCGGAACCGTTCAGCGAATGGTGGGACAGCACCGGCAGGGCGTGGTTTGCAGAGAAGCTGGGAAAGGTCGGAGAGGCAATCGGCTCCGGCTTATCCACAGGACTGCTCGCGCTCCTCGGAATTGACATCAGCGAAACCATTGCAGACGGAACCAGCGTCGGCGGAGCCTTCATCGAGGGCTTCAAGAAAGGTTTTGACACAGAGAAGATCACCGAAGCCCTGAAGGAATGGGCGGACAACAACAAGGAAATCGTGATAGGCATCGGAGCCGTGGTCGGCTTCAACCTCATCACAGGCATCGCAGGAAAGCTGAACAACCTGACATCCCTCTTCAAAGGAAAGTCCGGCGAAGGAGCCGGAGGATCGTCCCTCGGAACGATGACCGCCAACTGCACAACCGCAACCGTGAACGGAAACATCGTGAACGTCTACGGCAAGGTCGTGAACGACACGGGCAAAGTCGGAAGCAAGATACTGTCTGGAGGCGGAAACCTCCTGACCAGCGCACTCGGCACCGGCGGCGCACTTGTCGGCGGAAAAGCAATCGGAGGACTGCTGGGAAGCGGAGGCGGCAGCATTGCCGGATACCTCACGGGAGGAACCGCAGCAGCAGGAACCACGGCTACAGGACTGACAGCAGCAGGAAGCTGGCTGTCGAAACTCCTGACGCTCGGAAGCTCGTCCTCTATCATCGGCGCAGACGGGACGCTCGTAGCCGTGCAAGGAGGACTGGGCGGAACGCTCGGAAGCCTCGGTAGCGCATTCGGAAGCACCGCATCGACGGCGGCAGGTTCCGCAGCGGCAGGAGCCGCAGGAACCGGCGGCATACTCGGTATGGTAGCCGGAGGCATCGGCGCAATCGTCGATGTTTTTCAGGGCATCGGAAAGAGCAAAGAGGGAGACAAAAAAGGAGCCAAAGACGAATACGTCACAGCCGGAACCAAAGGCGGCATGATAGGCGCAGGCGCAGGCATCGGAGCCGCAATAGGCTCCATCATACCGGGCGCAGGCACAGCCGTCGGAGCGTTAGTCGGCGGAGGCGTCGGCGGTATAGTTTCACTTTTCGCAGGAGACGCAGCAGGAAAAGCCATCAGCGACGGTTCAGACGAAGGCGGCTGGCTCGACAGGGCGTGGAAAGCCACAAAGAACTTCTTCGTGGAAGACTGCGGTCATTTCTTCGGAGAGACGATCCCGAAGGGCTGGAACAAATTCTGGGGCGGCGTGGGGAACTTCTTCACGACCAGCGTCCCGAACTGGTGGAACGGACTGAAAGAAGGAGTAACGACCTTTTTCACGGAGACGATCCCAGAAAAATGGGACGAAATGTGGGAAGGCATCGGGAACTTCTTCACCGAGGACGTGCCATACGCCATAGGTTACGCCTGCGGCAAAATCGAGATATTCTTCACGGAAGACGTGCCGCAGTTTTTCACAGAACTGTGGGACGGAATCAGCACCTTCTTTTCAGACACGCTCCCGACATGGGCAAGCGGAATATGGAACGACCACATCGTCCCGTTCTTCACAGAATCGGTGCCGGAATTTTTCTCCGGCTTATGGGACAGCGTGGCGACGTTCTTCACCGATACCCTCCCGACGTGGGCGTCCGGCATTTGGAACGACCACATAGTGCCGTTTTTCACGGAAGACATCCCGACATTCTTCTCCAACCTCTGGGACAGCATAGCGACGTTTTTCACGGACACCCTGCCCACATGGGCATCGAACACGTGGAATAACAACATTGTGCCGTTCTTTACCGAGAGCATCCCGTCGTTTTTCAACACGCTCTGGACTTCGATATCGACCTTCTTCACGGACACTTTACCGACATGGGCAAGCAACGTCTGGAACAACAATATCGTGCCATTTTTCACAGAGAAAATCCCCGGATTTTTCACGACGCTGTGGAACGGCGTGACGAACTTCGTCACCCAGACCATACCGAACTGGATCAGCAGCATCGGCAATACGATCAGCGGCTGGTTCAAAAGCATCGGAGACTGGTTCAGTGATCTGTGGAGTGGAATCAAAGGAGCGTTCTCGTCGGGCTATAATGCCGCAACCGGCAAACACGCATGGGGCGGTATTCTCAACAGCCCGCACATGGCAATGGTAGCCGAAGACGGCGCGGAAGCCATCATCCCTCTGTCCCCCAGCAAACGCCAGCGAGGACTTGACCTCTGGATGAACGCCGGACAGCTGATGGGCGTACAGCCCTACGCAGAAGGCGGCATCGTCGGAGAGACGGAACCCGTAACGACGGTAACCGGCGGGACCGGCGGAGGAAACAACATCGAGGTCAAAGTGGAAGTCAACCCCGAATTCGTCATCGAGGCGAAGGACGCAGGCTTCAACGGAGAACAACTCGTAGCACTCATCAAGACCCACATCCGCGATATGGTGGACGACATCGGCGACGAACTCGCCGAGAAACTCGCCCGCATTTTCGCAAATATGCCCGTGAAAGGAAGTGCGTAATCAATGGACTTATACATGACCGAGAAGGACACAGGAACAAAGATCGCGCTCTCCCTTCTCCCGGACAGCGTGAAAACCAAAGCGAACAGCAACTTCATCTCCTACAATTTCATCAGCGTCGGTGAGGTGAAGATGCCAAGCGGACAGAAGCTCCGCCAATTCTCATGGTCGGGGACATTCCCCGGAAAGAGCCTCTACAATCTGCCGTTTGTAAAGCGGCAGCATTGGAAGGCACCGAAGGAAATGGTGGACATCATCGAAGGCTGGAGAAAGAAAGGGACGCGGATCGTCCTCATGCTCACGGAGACACCGCTTAACTGCGAGGTCTACCTCTCCTCTTTCGACCACACCCAGCAAGGAGGCACCGGCAGCATCGACTACACCATCACGTTCGTCGAAGCAAAGGACGTAATGGTTTATACGGTCGTGGAAGCCAAGACGATGCAAAGTACCCAGAGCAGTAACATCTCGTCCGGCACACGCCCAGCCTCCCAGAAAACCGACACAAGCACCAACTCGGAGCAGACAAAGACATACACGGTTAAAAGCGGCGACTGCCTCTGGAACATCGCAAAGAAGTACCTCGGCAGCGGAGCGAAATACACGGAGATCTACAACCTGAACAAGAAGGTCATCGGTAGCAACCCGAACCTCATATACGCCGGTCAGGTTCTGCTCCTCCCGTATTAAGGAGGACGCAGCATGGTAGATGTTTCAAAAATCGCGTACAAGATTTATTTACTTCGAGAGACCGGCGAGCAGCTGAACATCACGGACGCATCGACAAACGTCGGATGGGAGGAAAACGAGGGAGAACTCGCCCAGCGGGTCTCCCTCACGCTCGCCAACATCATGCACAAAGGACAACGGCTATCCAGCATAGCCAAGCCGAACTGCTACATCATCGTGAAAGCCGAAATCGGCGGAACCGAGGACGAAGTGGCACGAGGCAAAATAGTCGAATGGACACCCAGCAGATCGGGAAGCACCGACGACGTGGCACTCATGGGCTACGACGAACTGTACGACCTGCAGGCATCGCAGGACAACAGATACGTCAGCGCAGGCGTAAGCACGAAGACGGTCATGACCGGCATCTTCAACGACTGGGGAATCCCGGTCGATAAGTACGAGGGACCAGAGAACGCGAACGCAAAGACCACGTTCAAGAACGAATACCTCTCTGACATTCTCCTCGAACTGCTGGAGACGGCGCACAAGCACGGAGCCAGAGACTGCATCATCAGAGCCAAGAACGGAAAGGTCAGCGTCCTGCCGAAAGGCGGTAATACAACGATTTACTGCTTTGAGGAGGAGCAAAACCTCGAACTGACCAAATACAAGATCAGCACCGGCGAAATGGTGACGGTCGTCAAGGTCGTAGCGACCGAGGACGAAGACAAGCGGCAAGCCGTGGAGGCAATCATCAACGGAAAGACCGAATACGGCAAGCGGCAGAAAATCTACGTCAGAGACGATGACGACACAATGGCGACAGCGACTGCGGCCGCAAAGGAAATCCTCGACGAAGAAGGAAACCCGAAGGAGACGATAACCGCAAAGGCTCCAGACATTCCGGCAATCAGGAAGGGCGACAAAATCAAGATAACGACCCGCTTCTACAGCGGATACGCCCTCGTCCTTTCTGTATCGCATAATGCGAGCAGCCGGTCAATGTCAATGGAACTGGCGAAATTTGACCCTGCGGCGGCATCAAAAGACACCTCGCAGAAGGCGGAAGCGGCACCGGCGAAGAAGGAATTCAAGACCGGCGACATCGTCAACTTCAGCGGCGGATACCACTACTACACGTCGATGGACAGCGATCCGCGAGGAGGACTGCGAACCGGCGGAAAGGCGTGGATACAGAACGTCAACAAGAACGGCAAACACAAATACGCCCTGATCGGCGGCGCATACAAAAGCGGCGTCGGCGGCAATTCCAACGTCTACGGCTGGGTAGACGAAGGTACGGTGAGTTAAGGAAGGAGGAACAGCAATGGCAGATGAAGGACTGAACAAACTCGCAAGAGTGCTGCAAGGAAGGATCTCGGAAGACCGAAACGCCTACAGCGACCTCGTGCTGGATTTCGGCGTAATCAAAAGCGATTACTCCCTCCTGACGAACACCTACCCGATAGCAATACCAAAGACCGACTATCTGGTTCTCCGGCAGCTCACGCTCGGAAACACCGGCAGCGTCCTGACACAAACGCAGAACGCCGGGAAGCCGAGAGACGGCACCCACAGCCACGGCAGCAGCGGAACCCACGGAGGACACGACGGCGGAGACGGAAGCCACACGCACAACAACGAGGCACCGCACGTCCATGACGTGCTGATCCCCGAAAAGATGCGCTGGCTGAAACCGGGCGACCGCGTCCTCGTCGCATGGGTACAGCATGACGCTGTCGTGCTGGACATCATCAAACCGGCGACAGATATAGGATAGGAGGCGCGAAATGGCAAAAGAAACACTATTCCCCGTCTTTGAAGTGCCGGAGATAAATACGCAGACGCAAGCGAAAACCAGACACTACAAGCCAAGCGTATACTTCGACTTTGAAAAAGGCGATTTCAGGCAAGATGGAGCCTACAGAATGACCACATCCACAGGCAAGGAAGCCTTCATGCAATGGTGCCGTAAAACCGTCATGACGGAGCGCGACGCTTTTCTGGCGTACAGCACCGACATCGGCGTAGAGGCGGAAGCAGCACTCGCACAGGGCGATCACGCCGCCGTGGAATCGGCACTCGAAAAAACCATCACAGAGGCACTCATGGTCAACACCCACACCGAATATGTCCGGGGCTTTGAATTTGAATGGGCAGCAGACGAGCTGCGAATGACATTCACGGTCAAGGGCAAGGAATGGGAGGAGACAAGCGTGAGCGTCCTATATCCAACGTAAAGGAGGCAACGCAGAACAATGGCAGATATAACATCGTTCGTCCCGCCTGCATGGCTTGAAGGTCAGGACGCGGAGACGATCCACCAGAGAATGATGCAGAACCTCCCCGACGACATCGACGACACAGAGGGCGGCTTCCCGTGGGACTTCACGAAACCGACCGCGCTGGAAAAGGCGGAACTCCTCGAATTCAACATGATGGAGACCGTCAAGATTATGCACTATATGTACGCATACGGCATCTACCTCGACTACCACGCGCAAGGCTACGGAATCGAGCGCAGGCAAGCCGTGCGGGCATCAGGAACGCTGCAGATCACAGGATCGCCCGGAACGGTCATCCCTGAAGGCTTTCTGTTTGCGGTACCGGCATCGGGAGACACCGCAGCGATAACCTTCTACACCAGCGAGGAAGCGACGATAGGTCTTGACGGAACCGTCGATATTCCCATAGTGGCAACCGAAGCGGGAACCACAGGCAACGTCGCAGCGAACACCATCGTCATCATGGCGTCGCCGACCATCATCGGGATATCGAACATCACGAACGCAGCCGCGCTCACAGGAGGAGCAGCAGAAGAGGACGACGAGACGCTCCGGCAGAGAATCAAGGAAATGCTGGAATCGTCCGACGCTTCCTTTGTCGGCTGCGATGCCGACTACAAGCGATGGACAAAGGAGGTCGCTGGCGTAGGAGACGCTATCGTCATTCCCGAATGGGACGGAGCCGGAACGGTCAAAGTCGTAGTGCTTGACCTGAACGGCGCACCGGCAAACGACACCATCGTCGAGGATGTCTACAATCACATCGTGTCCCCCGAAAACAGGGACAACCGACTGGCACCAATCGGAGCAACGGTCACGGTAACCGCACCGACGACCATACCCATCAACATAGCCTGCGAACTCACGCTCGTAGCGGGAAGCGATTACACGACCGTCGTGAAGAACATCAAGGACAGCATCGAGGAATACTTCATGACCGCACAGGAAGCAATCAAGCGA